GAGGTAAACCCCACGGTTTCCTTAAAAAACCCTGCGTGCATCTAACGGCAGGGGGGTAGGTCACGTTTCGCTTGACGGCGTTCGCAGATTGAACGCATGTACACAACATGCGTTGGATGCGGCTTGCAGCTGCTTCGCACTGGCAGCCGAGGTCCGGCAAAAAGCAAATGCCTTAAATGCAAGGCGGTTGATCAAAAAAACAGAAACAGCGTCAACCGTGAGCGAATTAAGTCGCGGCATTCTCACGAGTGCCAAATGTGCGGGGCTGCGTTTCGCTCAGCAAGGAAAATAAACAAGTTTTGCTCTGTAGCATGCGCTCGATTGGCCAGCAGAAAACGCCTGGTCATCAAATGTGCAAACGAGCGGTGTGGCAAAGAGTTTGAGACAAGGCCTGGCCGGATAGCGAATGGCCATCGCTTCTGTAGCCGCGAGTGCTCGTATTGCGAGCCGCTGATCTGCCAAAACCCAGCATGCGGGAGGCAGTTCCGCATGAAGCATCGCACGAAAGACGGCTGGAAAAATAAGGGCAAGTATTGCTGTCCTGAGTGCTACCGTGATCACCGCTGGGGCGATCATCGCCCGCGAATAAAAAGAGGCGCTGCTGTCAGGCGAGCAGCCGCAAGCTCGGCCCTTGCCGCGTCGCTTCGCAAGCGTTGCAAGGTCTTCGGCGTCACATTTGACCCGGCCTGCACTAGGGAAGCCGTGCTAAATCGAGATGGCTGGATATGCCAGAAGTGCGGCACGGCATGCCATAAAGAATATGTGCTGGATCCTGTGACTCGCACACCAGACCTTCGGAATGCAGAGCATGACCACATCTGGCCGTTGTCTGTGAATGGCAGCCCAGGCAATGTGTTTGAGAACTCGCAGTGTCTTTGCCGCAAATGCAACATGGCGAAGGGCGACACCGTAGAGGGCCAGCTGCGGCTGTGCCTTGAGGAGGAAGCATGGGGAAGAGGGGTCCGCGTCCGCAGCCAACCAAGCTCAAGATCATGCGTGGCAACCCCGGTTGCCGGCCGATCAACAAAGCCGAGCCGCAGCCGCCAACCGATGGCGTTGTGATGCCGTCGCACTTGGGTGAGGTGGCCGCCTGTAAGTGGGCCGAACTGCTGCCGCTGCTCCAGGCGGTGAAGGTGATGACGCGGGCCGACATCGAGGCGCTCGCCCGCTACTGCGATACCTACGAATGGTGGCTTGCCACCCGTGCGAAACTCAAGAAAGAGGGTGACACCTACCCGATCCTCAACGACAAGGGCGATGTGAAGTACATCGCACAGCGGCCGGAAGTCTCGATAGCCAACAAATTAGCGGCCCAGCTTCGCCAGTTAGAGAGCGACTTTGGCCTGTCGCCAGCGGCCAGAACCAGCCTCAAGGTTGAGCCGGATGCCAAGGAAGAAAGCGTCCTGTCCAAGTTCCTTGCCCGCCGCCAGAAGGCGTGAGTGGGTTGACGGGTTCACGTACGACCCGGCTGACCCTGAACTCATCATCGAGTTTCTGGAGGGGGTCTGCGTCCACACAAAGGACGGGGCCACGGCAAAGGCTGGCGAGCCGATCCGGCTTTTGGATTGGCACAAAGACGAAGTCATCCGGCCGCTCTACGGATGGAAGGACAAGGACAAGCGGCGAAGGTTTCGCGTCGCATATTTTGAGGTTCCGAAAAAAAATGCCAAGAGCACTCTGCTGTCGTGCCTGGCTATCTGGCACCTCGTCATGGAAGGCGTCGGTGAGTTGGGGTGCATTGCGGCGAAGGACCGCAACCAGGCCGGAATCATCTACGACGAAACGGCCAAAATGATTCTCGGCTCGCCCGAGCTTCGCGGGATGCTCGAGGTGATCGACAGTCGCAAGACGATTGTGAACCGCAGCAACAACAGCAGCCTGCGGGTCATCTCTCGTGACGCCGGCTCGGCCGAAGGACCGTCATACTCGTTCGTGTTTTTCGATGAACTTCACGCCCAGCCCGATAGAAAATTGTGGGAAGCCTTGCGCTACTCGGGCCGCTCTCGTCCGCAGCCACTCATCTGCACCATCACGACGGCCGGCAGCGACCGGCAGTCGATCTGCTGGGAGCAGCACGAGTATGCCGAGCAGGTGATTGCCGACCCGGCCTATGACCCACGGTTCTATGGGCGGATCTGGGCCGCCCAAAAGGACGTGGACGACTATTTCTCGCCAGCCGTCTGGCGTCGGTGCAATCCCGGCATGGGCGTGACCATGACCGAGGAGTCTTTTGCGGCCGATGCCATGGAGGCGAAGAACAAGGCCACGAAGCTCAATGGCTGGCTGCGTTACTCATTGGGAATCTGGACAGAGACAAGCAACCGTTTCTTGGACCCGGACAAGTGGGCCGCATGTGCGTTGCCGCCGCCGGTGCCGCTTGCCGGCAGGCCGTGCATCCTTGGCATGGACTTGTCGAAGAGCACTGACCTGTCGGCCGTCTCGGCACTGTTTCCGCACGAAGACGGGACGTTCGACGTGGACTGCATGCTGTTCAGTCCGCGTGACCTCATCATGGAACGGGAGCGAACAGACCGCCAGCCGTTCCAGCACTGGGTCAACGAAGGGTGGATCACGGCCACCAGCGGCAACGTGATCGACCACGGCGTCATCCGCGAGTTCGTGCTGGAGTACGCCAAGAAGCACCAGGTGGAACGGGTGCTGATGGACATGTCGGGTGCCGTGCAGTTGGGCGTGGAACTGCAAGGAGCGGGCCTGACCGTGGAATCATTTGGGCAGGGTTTCCGCTCAATGAGCAGCCCTACAAAGTTGCTGGAGAGCCTGGTGCTCCAGCAGAAGATTCGCCACCGGGGCAACCCGGTTCTGAGTTGGATGGCCGCAGGAGTGACCGTCGAAACCGGGGCTTTTGAGGACATACGCCCGGTCAAAAAGAAAAGCACCTGCCGCATCGACGGAATCGTTGCCCTCATCTTCGCCTTGGGCGGATGGGAAGCCAACAGCGTGCGGAAGGCCGCCGAGCAAAACTGGGACATCTTCATCGTATGACCACCGAAAACGCCGTCGCCGATTTCAAGATGTTCGACCTGCGTGGCATCGAGTGGACCGAGTCCTCGTCCAGCCGCACGCCGTCTGGCATCCGCGTCAACGCTGACAACTCGATGGCGTGCTCGGCGTACACGGCCTGCATCCGGGTGATCTCTGACGCCGTCTCGGCCCTGCCGCTGCACGTCTACGAGCGGCTCGCCAATGGTGGCAAGGCCAAGGCTCCGCAGCATCCTGTGTATCGGCTGCTGCACATGCAGCCCAACCCGTGGCAGACGGCCCAAGAGTTTCGGGATTGGATGACCGGCATGTACCTGCACTACGGTGCTTCGTACGCCGAGATTCGCCCAGGTGCTCGAGGTGCCGTGTCTGAACTGTGGCCGCTGCACTCGTCCCGCATGGAAGTGGAGCGGCTTGAGAACGGCACGCTGCGGTACAAGTACCGCGAGCCGTCTGGCCGGCAGACGCTCTATTCGCAGGAGCAGATTTTCTGCCTGCGGTTCACGACCGAGGACGGCGTGAAGCCGGTGCCCACATACAGCCTGTTCAGGAACGTCATCGGGTTGGCCCAAGCCCTTGAGACGCACGCGGCCACGTACTTTGGCTCAGGGGCCAGGCCAGGCGTGATCTTGGAATCGGACAACCCGATCCCGGCGGAGGCGGCCGAGCGTCTCCGCGAGCAGTGGGAGCGCATGCACCGTGGGCCTGACCGGGCATTCCGCACGGCAGTGCTTCCGAATGGCGTGAAGGCTCACGAACTGACGAGCAGCAATGAGGCTGCCCAGATGCTTGAGAGCCGGGCTTTTGGCGTCTACGAGTGCTGCAGAATCTTCAAAGTTCCGCCCCATTTAATTCAGCAACTAGACCGCAGTACGTATTCAAATATCGAAGTGCAATCCACCGAATTTGTTCAGCATTGCTTGCTGAGTCACCTGAAGCGGTGGGAAGCCGCCATCAGTCGTGACCTAATCGTGGATGACGAGCGGTACTTCGCTGAGCACAACGTCGCTGGGCTTTTGCGTGGCGATTCCGCAGCCCGGTCAGCCTACTTCGTCTCGGCCCTGCAGAATGGGTGGATGACGATTAACGAGATCCGAGAGCTTGAGAACCTCAACCCCATCGGGCCGGACGGCGACCGTCACTTCGTTCAACTCAACATGACCACGCTCGACAAACTGGGCCAGGAGCCGCCGGCTCCCGAGCCGATGCCAGAGCCGGCCGTCGAAGTTGAAGACAGCCCGGCCGATGACGCCGAAGACCAGGCCGAAGAGGAGGACACGACTGATGGAACTTGAACGCCGCTGCCTCGCCTTTGAGGAAGTCCCCGAGGCTGAGTTGACGATTGAGACGCGGGCCAACGGCACGCAAGTGCTCGTCGGCTACGCCGCCGTCTACAACCGCTTCAGCCTGCCGCTGCGTGAAGGCGGCTCGCAGTTCCGCGAGATCATCCTGCCGGGTGCGTTCGACAAGATCCTCAACCGCCAGCGTGGCAAGCAGGACGTGGTGGCGTTGCTGAACCACAACAGCGACCTCATCCTTGGCCGCTCTTCGTCTGGCACGCTGGAACTCTCCAGCGATGACAAGGGGCTGCGGTACGTGGTAACGCCGCCCGATACACAGGTCGGCCGGGACACTCTCGAGCTCGTCCGCAGGCGTGACCTGCGTGGCAGTTCGTTCGCCTTCTCGGTGGATGCCAAGTCTGGCGAGCGGTGGTCGAGTGACGAGCAGGGTGCCGTGCGTGAAATCCGCGAGGTGTCGAGTTTGGTCGACGTGTCGGTAGTGCTCACGCCGGCCTACCCTGCCAGCAGCGTGACCGTGGCCCAGCGGTCCTACGAAGCGTGGCTCGCATCGCAGACTGCGGCCGAGCCCACGCCCGAGCCTGCGGCCCAGGCGGATCGCTCGCGTTCGGCCCTGCGGGGCGTCGCCGCCGCCTGGGCTGCTTCTCTGAGGCTTCGCAATGGCTGAGCCCCGCTGCACCTGCGGCGAGAAGTTGCGTTGTCGTTCCAGCCGCCCGTGCGGCGACGAGCGGCAGCGGTACTTGCGTTGCCCGAGGTGCGGTGCCCGTGCGGTGGCGTTTGTGAAAACAACACTTTCCGAAGTGCGGTTCTGCAAGAGAAGCACGAGGTAGTGCGACGTTGGACTCCATCGGCAATACCGCCGGCGGAGAACACACGTGGACAACCTCAAGAAGCTTCAGGACGAGGCCGTTACCCTCGCCAACCGGATCGACGCCGTGCGGGCCATCGAAGGCGACGCCGACAAGATTGCCGAGCGTGACCTCGAGCTCGAGACGCTGACGGCTGACGCCGCCAAGCTCGCCAAGAAGATCGACTTCGAGAAGTCGGTTGCCGAGTCGGCGAAGAACCTCCGCAGCGTCGTGGACCGCTGCACCCCGGCTCCCGAGGTGCGTTCCGACGAGCCGAAGGCTCGCATCGAGGCGGTTCCGTTCCGTGGCAAGCTCAAGGCTTTCCGCTCGCACGAGGACGCCTTCAAGAGCGGCATGCAGCTGAAGGCCACGCTTCTCCG